AGGCGTCGCGGTTGGTACGCATGATGATGTTTCCTCGAAAGTTGGGTTGAGTTGAACTGCCCCGGCTCTCACCGGGGCTCATTCATCAGGGCAGGTAGCTGCAGGCCACCTCGGCGACGGCCATCTGGCCCTCGTTCAGACGCACCACGGTGTAGTAGGTCTGGGCCGAGATCGAGCCGCGCTGGCCGAGCGGGTCGTCCTTGGTGCGCTGCGAGGCCGGGAAGGCGGCCACGTTGAGCGCTTCCTTGCCGCGCAGGGGGATGTCGCCGAAGCACTCGGGCGTGAGCACGATCATCGGGTAGACATCCACCAGCTCGGAACCGACGGAGTTGGCCGCGTTGTTGGCCAGGCGGGTGTTCGCGGCAGCGGTGGTGCCCGCATTCAGGTACGGCGCCAGCTCGGGCGAGTAGATGAAGCGGAATTCTTCCCACGAACCCAGCTCGTTCGGGTGGATCTTCTGCTGGGTGCCGTAGTCGCTGACGTGCAGGAAGCCCGTCAAGCTGCGCAGATCGGCCACCAGGTTGGAGTGGCAGCACACCACCCACGAGGCTTCCACCGACTGCGTGCCCACGTTCGGCGAGGCCGAGAGGATCTCGGTCACGCGCGAGGCGCGGTTGTTCATCAGCGAGCGGGCGATGTTGCGCAGCAGGTTGGCACCCACCAGCGCGGTCACCAGCGAGCGCGACGCCACAGAGCCGGCGCGGAAGACGTTGGTCGCGGCCTTGAGTTGTCCGTAGCGGATCATTTCCAGCAGCAGGCCCATGCGCTCGCCGGTGAGGCGCTTGAACTCGGCCGGGATGTCGTCTTCGTACAGGTCTTCGGTGCGGTTCGTCCAGCGATAGATGAAACCGTACTCCTGCAGCGTGGCGGTGATGTCCTGCGGGACGATGGTTTCGCTCGTGGGCGTTTCGCCTTCACTCAGCATGTGAGCGGCCGGGTCGACGCTCCAGGTGTTGGGGTTGCCCACCGTGGCGCCCTTCGGCAGCCAGCGGCGGAAAACCACGTTCTCGGAGTTGTTCTTGGGCTGCGGCTTCTTGATGCCGAACTTGCCAAGCACCTCGACGGGCATCACGTGCTTCAGGATCTCGCCCTTGAGCTTGCCAATGCGAGGGGTTGCGGTGTTCAGGTTTTGTTGGCCCATGGTGGGGCTCCTTCAAATTGATGGGTTGCGATCAGCGGCGGCCGTAGAACCCGGCCTCCATGTCAGCGTCCTCGTCGTCGACCGCCGTTGCGCGGCTGGCGCGGCCATCGCCTCGGGGCGTGACTGCAGCGGCCATGCGGCGCTGGCGATCGTTGTTGGACTGCTGGGCGGTTTGCTGGCGGCTCGTGTGGGCGTCGAACTCTTTGAGCGCATTCAGGATCACGCCGGGTCTGTTGGTCGAACGAATCTCTTGCTGGCGGTCGGCCGGCAAGCGAGACATCCACAGTTGGCATTCAGTGCTGAACAAGTCCTTGGCCCATTCGGGCCGAACCTCGTCCAGTGCTTCGATCGCTGGATCACTCTCGGGGCTCTTGACCTCGGGCGCGCCCTTGTTCAAGTCCTCGGCCTTCGGCGCAGTCATGGATGGGAGTGCGGCTGCAATCTCGTCCAGGGCCTCGGCGATGTCGGGCAGTTCTTCGCGCAGCTTCTCGACCTTGGTGAAGCGCTTGGGTTCCGTCGGCGGCGTCACAGTGGACGTGGCCTTGGCACCGGCTTCGAGCCTGTCAATCTTGCTTTGCAGTGCGGGCACCATCCCGGCAGAGCGGCGGAGCGTTTCCAGCTCGGTCGCCATGCGCGGCACGGATGCCAGCACGTCTTTGACTGCCTGCGGCAAGCCGGCGAATGGGTCTTCTTCCTGCTTGGGTTCTTCGGCCTTGCCCGCCTCCTTCTGCGCAGGCTGGGCCTGGGCATCGGTGTTGGTGGAGGGCTGCTCGTCAAGGTCCAGCGCCGCGCCCGCGTTGGGTGCGTTCTGGGGCTCGACAGTGGTGGTGTCGTTGAAACCTAGCAGGAAGTCGTCGTCTTCGTTCGGCGTGCTCATGGTGTTTGGTTGGTAGGGGAGTGAACAGAGGGCGTGCGTTACCGGGCGTCCTCACCGTGCTGTGCCTGGGCTTCCAGGGACAGCAGTTCCTTGATCTCGGAGATGCGGCCTCGACGCTTGGTCGTGGCCTCCATGTCTCCTGAGTCGTTTTCTTCGCGCAGGCGGGCGAGCTTTGCCTCCAGGTGCTCCCTGAAGTGCTCCCACGTGCGGGTGTTGAAGTCGGCGGGCACGAGGCTCACAGTCCACGTCCTCCACCGTCGGTCTCAGCGAACTGGCGCTCGGCTGCGAACAGCTCGCGCTTGTTCTTGAGCTCCATGGCCTTGGTGGCCAACATGGCGCGCAATTGCTCGAAGGTGATGTCCTTCTGGCCGGCGAACTCCATGGCCTGGATCTGGAAGTCGATGTCCGCCAACAGCTTCTCGTGCTCGCGGTCGGCCTGGTTCTCTTGCGCGTCCTGCGCGCGGGCCTGCTGGCGGTCGGCGATGTCGGCCTGCAGTGCCTGGGCCTTGCTCTCGGCGGCGATCTGCGCGGCATGGATCTTGGGATCGACCGGCGGGTTCTGCGCCATCTGCTGCTGCTGGGCCTTGATCTGCTCGTCTGTCATGCGCAAGCTGCTGGGGTTCAGCTTGTTCGAGCGCAGCAGTTCCAGGATGTACTTCTCGGGGTCCAGGCCAAAGGCCGGGTCTTTGACGAACGGCATGAGCTGCGGCAGCACCGTGGCGTACAGGTCGCGCTGCACCAGGGCGGACGAACCGCGCGCCTTGGTCTGCATGTCGCCCTTGCACTCGGCCGGCACGTTGGGGTCTTGCATCCCCCATGCGTAGAACTTGTCGAGCTGGGGCACCACGAGGCAGTCGTCGTAGGCCTTGGCCGTCACCTTGAGCGGGCTCATGGCGTTGCCTTCGAGCATGGCCATGCCGCCCACCGTGTCAGGCGCGGCGCCCATGTCGCCCTGCATCATCATGGGCAGGTTGGAGAGCTGGTCGGCCATCTCCAGCGCGAACTTGATGATGTTCTGCAGCTCGACCTGGGCGGTGGGGATGGTCACCGCCTGGAAGGCAAAGCGCACGTCCTTCACCTCGTCGCCTGGCGTCCAGTACCAGAGCTTCTTGCCCACAATCTCGTAGACCCCATTCGCGGGCTGGATGCGCTCGCGGTCGATCACGATCTGGGCACCGGACGAGAGGCCGGCGTTCTCCAGCATGGCGCGCGTGGCGCCGTTGAGCATCTTCTGAGCTGGCGCCATCTTGCGGCCCACGCTGCGGCCCCACGGCTGGCCCTCAACGGGCTCGATGACGAACAGGTCGATCGGGAAGTCGCCCGTCTCCAGCGGGTTCATGCTCACGCGCACGATCCGCTCGTTCACCATGGTCACCACCACGGGCACGGTGGTGAGCTGCAGCGCGTTGTCGATCTGCTTGGCGCGCTCCACGTCCTCGCCGGCATCGATCAGGCCCTGGATCTCCCAGCCACCGCTGATGAGCGTTTCGGGCGGGATGTCGCCGTAGTAGTAGAAGACCTCGAAGGTGTCCGACTCGAAGGTGCTGGTCTGGCCAGGCTTCTCGCGGTCGTAGCGGTTGTCGGTCCTGCTGTTGGCTGCGCGCGGGCCTTCCTTGAGGATCTGGGCGATGGCGTCCGAGTCGTAGTCGGGCAGGCCGGCCAGCTCACGCAGTGAGCGACCCGTGAGGTAGTCGCGGTCAAACAGCCATGAGCCGTTGTGAATGTTCTCGCCACAGCTCGGGTCGGGGAAGACATCCCACACGCTCTTGGCCACGGCGGTGGGCGCCAGGCGCTGGACCATCTCGATGGTGGAGACACCATCCACGTTGCGCCACTTGCGGTCCTTGCGATTGACAGGAATCGGCCCTTTGATGCAGCCCGTGCCGATGCGGCCCGCGTCGTGCACTACGCGGCGCCACTGCGCATAGATGTGGCCTTCGACGAACCAATCCTCGATCTGGTTCGCCATCTTCTTGCTGGCTTCCTCGGCCTTGAACATCAGGGCCTGGGCCACCTGCTCGGCCGGGCGCGTGGAGCCGTCGGCCAGCGTGATGGGCGTCTGGTCCTTGTTCTCCACCGCCTCGGACAGCTCGGGCACCGGCGTGGGCGCGATCTCCCACGGGCGATCGTCGTGCGGGATCAGCAGCTCGGTGACGCGCGCGACATAGGTGTCGGTCTTGGGCTTGACGATGTTGACGTAGATGCGGCTCTTGGTCTTCGCCTTCTCGGGCGAACTGCGCTTGCCTGCCCAGTAGTTCGGTGCGCGATCGGGCGCCGACTCGCCGTACTCGATGCCGTTGTAAAGGTCGTCGTCCTCTTGCCAAATTTCCTCGATGCCGCTGGTCATGCGCGCGTCGTAGGAACGGCGCAGGCGCGCGGAAATCATGGTCTGCAGCGACTCGCGCTGGCGCTTGCGGATCTCCTCGTCGGCCTCCGGATCGGCCGGTGTGGCGAACGGGTCGTCTGCGTCGAATTTCGGGTCAAGGTCTTGTTGGTTCATGGGTCACATCCCCAATTCGTTGTCGATGCCGTAATCGACGACAGCGCTTGCCGCGATCTGCGTGCGCTTGGGCGGATGGCCCACCAGTGGGATGGCGCGCACGGCGCCTCCGAGGGTGTCCACCGCGTCGTCGAACGTGCCGGCGGGGAAGGCCACAAGCTGCGCGAGGACGCGCTCGTGGAAGCTGCTGCGCATGGGAAAGCGGATCTGCCCCATGCTGGCCATGCCCTGCGCGCCGCGCGCCATCGCCACCTTGTCGCCGGTGGTGGGCAGGTCTTCGATGCGTGTCTCGTGCAGCCGGCGCTGGGCCATGCGTTGCGTGAGGTAGGGCTTGATCGAGCGCCAGATCACTCCGCGCTCGCAGGCCCACATCAGGGGCTTGTGCTTGTAGATCAGGTCGCACTGCTTCTCGACCCACACGTCGCTGGATGTCTGTCCAAACCACCAGTCCAGCACCCAGAGGCCGTCTTGGTCATCCAGGCCGAACACGCCGTGCTCGGTGTAGTCGCCGCCGTCGGGCGTCACCGCGT